TATTCCAGATGAGGTAGAGAAAAAGATAAGGTTCTTATGTAAGAACATTTGGGATGTAGAATGGTCAGGAGTATTATTCTATAAGGTGAGTGGTTCATTCGAGGACAAATCCTTGGTAATCACTTGTGTGGATATATTTCAGATGGATGAAGGTACAGGTGGCTATACAGAATACAATATGTCTCCTGATGTAGTCAGCTATATGTGTGACCATCCTGAATTGCTTGATGAAGGTATCTATCAAGGATTGATTCACTCCCACAATAGAATGCCTACTTTCTTTAGTGGTACTGATACTGGGACATTAAGTACAGAAGGAAATGATATGAATCATTTTGTCTCTCTTATTGTAAACAATGAAGGTAAATACACAGCTGCTGTAACAAGGAGATTCAAGGCTAAACAGACCATAGTTGAGGATTATTCATATCCTACTTGGGGAGGTGCTGAGATTAAAGGTCAAGCAAATTATCCATCAGAAGAAGAGTACATAGAATGTTTCTTTCTTGATATTGATAAGGCTACAAACAGCTTTGAGGATGAAATGTTCAGCAGGATAAAAGAGATTAGAGAGGCTAAGAAAACAATACCTCAGGTACAAAGAAGTGGATTATATGATGGAGTATCTATACGGCAATATATGCCAAGAAAAGAACCTGACTTTAAGCCAAAGGTAGATGATTATGCTATTCAGGTCAAAGCTCCTTCTGCTAACATTGCTAAACAGACTGAGCTTCCCTTTGAGGAAGATGAGCCTTATCCCTATGGAATAATTCATGCTGATGAAGAGGTTGTAGATTCTTTGGTAAAGCAGATTGTAACATCAAGTGTCATCATACCTAACAATAGTCAGGTTGATATAAAGAAGTGGGCTACCAATATGGATAAGCTCTATAAAGCAAGATTTGATACAGTAAAGAATTTTGAGAATTTTGCCACTAATTATATTGATTTCTTGATTAATGACACTGACCCAATGATTGACCCTGCTATTACAACAGACATAACAGAGATGGCCGCTTTGTTGGCTTATGATGTAAGGGAGAAACTTGAGAAACTTCCCAAGAGTCCTTGGTTGGATGTTTATATTAAGATGTTGGATGATTATATTTTGTAACTATGGAAGATATAGTAAGTGAATTGGCAGCACAGGCTTTAAGTCAGATTGCTGAAAATCATACAATAAGTAATGACAATGCTGAAGAAAGACCTATTGCTATAGGTGAAGGTATAGCTGCTCAAATAGATAATGTTCGCACTATTACTTCAACAGACTGGGAAACAGCAAGACAAGAGTTCATGTCTGCTTTAGAAGAGGCTGCTAATGCTGATACTCTTGATGCTCCTGTTCCTCCTAATACATTTGAAGGTGTTTATACCCCTGTTGGGGATGTAGAACAACTTACAGAAGCCTGTGACTTGCTAGGAAGAGGTGAGGGAATAATTACCACTGACAGTTTAGAAGATTCA